CGCGTCTTGGAAGGGCTGTACCGCAGCATCTTCATGGAGGGCTACTCCGCTCAGGGCATCACGCTCACCCGCGGGGGGGCGGAGAAGCTCGTGAGCAAGCTGGACGAGCAACTGAACGAGGGCGGGAAGGCCTTTGTCCACTGTGGCGACGACACCTGGCTGGCGGCCAGAGCGGGCGGCCAGGTGGTGCTCTTCAGTTTGGACTGCAGCAGCTTTGACCTGACGCAGCACGCCACGGTCACGGAGCAGATCCACTTGGCCCTACGCGAGGAGCTGCGTCTGGTGGACCCCGTGGCGGCCGACCTGTGGTTTGCGATCGCACGGGAGAGAGTCGTGGTTACCGCTGGCACGGTGGTCCGCCGTTGGAAGCACGGCGGCGCCAGTGGGATGGTCCTGCAGTCGAAGGTGAACGACCTGCTTATGCACGTTCTGGTGCGCCGCATCATGAGCGGGCTGGGCAGGGTCGATTTGACGAGCAGGGAGGTGTTGGAGGAGCACGTCAAGAATCAGGGGCGGATGATGGGCCTCAAGGTCCGGCTCGAGGACCACTACGTGGTCCCGGCCGGGTCTCTTCGCGAGGCCGTCACCAAGCAGCCCTTCCTGTTTCTGGGCTACTACTTCCACGAGCGCGACGGCCACATTGTGGTTTGCTGCGATCTCCCCCGCTCGCTGGCCCAGATGCAGTATCCCTCGGTCAAGTGGGAGAAGGACAAGAACCTGCTGGAGGTGCGGGAAGTGATGCGCCTGGCCAGCACGGTCATGAACTGGGGCATTCCCCCCGTCGAGCTGGTGCCCGCTTTCAACACTGCCCGGCAGCACCTTGTGGCGCGGCTGGAGCAGGTGTTGGCCCGACACGGCGAGGCGGACAGCGACAAGCTGAAGTGGGCCGTCTACGGCGACGTCTTTGGCCCGAAGCCCGAGGCGACGCTGAGCGGCCTGCTGCGAGCCATGGAGCGCGACCCGCGGCAGCTGTGGTACCCGGAGGCCCCCGTCGCGGGGCCCTCCTACACCATGAGCTGGGCCGATCAGGTCGAGGCAGCGGAGGAGGAGCGCGTGCTGGCCTTCATCGGGAGGCCGTACGTGCGGCCGCCTTCGCGCCCCTACGCGCGAGAGCCCATGGTCTTGCGGCTCTATCGCCCCACCACTCACCCGGTTACCCTGGCCAATGATGGCAGGCCGCCTCCGTCCGCGCGCTGGCTTCCCGACAAGCCGCCTCGGCCCGCTGGGCCGCGGCTGCGACGGGCCGGCATGACCGTGTTCTCTGCATCCGGGGGATGGCAGATAGACGAGAGCTACGCTGGCGACGACTCCACGGAGTACGAGCCCAGCGAGGCCCCGTCTACCTCCGGCTTCTGGGGGCGAGACTCGGATGACGAGGACGAGCAGTGGGAGGAGTGGGACTTCTTCAAGCAGGGCGAGCGCCAGGTGCGTCAGAAGACGACCGAGGAGCAGCCCGAGACGGAGGAGTGGTCTGACTGAAACCAAAAAAGGTTTCGAGGAGCGTACCTCGTTAAAAACAGCTTCGAGTGGAGGCCCTCCTCCGCATGCGTTGGTGACGGGCACAACGCGGGCGAGGCTCGAGCACAATCAAATCTCCCCGAAAAGTCCGTCGAGCCACCGAGGCAGTCGGATCACGCCTTTCAACCCACCTATCCAACGATGGCCAGCAAGAAGAGCAAGAACGCTCAGCAGCAGAAGAAGAACAAGAAGGGGAGATCCCAGGCCATGGTGGTGAGAACCCGAGTTCCTCGCTCCCCAGGCTTGGACACGGCGTCGCGCCGCTATGCTCAACTACTGGCTGATCCGTGCAATGGCCCCTTGGTCTCCGGCCCCTTCGGGGACGGATCCGGGGGGATCATTTCTCGGTTCGAGTACGATGTGGTTCTGGGCAATTCGGTTACTGACGCCGGCATCGTCTTTGGGTTCATTCCCTCGGCGGTGGCCTCCGCCTTCAACAGCGTCCCCCTGGTGCTTGACAACACCGTCTACCCGCTGGGCACGGGCTACGGGCCGGGGCAGACCTACCTGAGTGGAGGTGCGGAGGCGTGTCGATGCCTCTCCGCCTGCCTTCAGGTGTTCTACCCGGGCTCCGAGCTGTCCCGGCAAGGGATCATTGGCATTGGCCAGTGTGATGCTCGCGTGTTTGACACGACCCTGGCTGGCCTCAGCTCTACCATCCTGCGCACCACGCTTCAGAACGTTGAGCGTATGCCGGCGGGGTACGCTGAGGTCATCTGGAGGCCCAACAACTACGACATCACCTGGCAGAAGCCTGTGGACCTGTCCCATCTGCCGCAGCAGACCGCGCTGGCGGTGTCCGTCTATGGCATCCCTGCTAGCACGGGGGTGCGGATCCGCATGGTGGCTGTCTATGAGTGGCAGCCCACACCGGCCAATGGGCTCACAACTCCCCTGATTGCAACCACGCCCTCCAAGAACACCCTGCACGACGTGCTTGGATATCTGGAC